CCTATGTAAACCGCATAACAAACTTAGAAGCTAAAATTGGCGGCATAAGTGAAGCAGAAGATAATGTGCAAGTTATTGAAGAACGTTTTGCAGCAATAGAAACATCTGTACAATTTTTAGAAAAAGAAATAAATAAAATTGAAATCCCCGATGTGACAGACATCAAAACAGATATAGCTACAGTGAAGGCTGACTTAATAAGTTTAGATAAACGTATAGAGGAGATAAAAGATGACAATAAGAATCCTCTTGGTGGCTAGTATATTTTTAATCGGCTGTTCAACGCAATCAAAATTCATACCAATACCAGAAGACTCTAAGTTAGAGTGGTCTGATTCTTATGACCCCGACCAATGGAGAGAACAGTATAAAAAATGTCAGGCATTCTTGTATGAAGATAACGACGCTTGGCGTTGGTGTATGGATACTGTTTAGTGGGAAGAAACTATAAAAAAGAATATAAGAATTATCAGGGTAAAACTGAACAAAAGAAACGTCGTGCCATGCGAAATAAAGTGCGGCGTATAATGGAACGAGCAGGGAAAGTTAAGAAGGGAGATGGAAAAGACGTACATCATAAAGATGGAAATCCAATGAACTCTAATAAATCTAACTTAAAAGTAGTTCGAAGGTCAAAAAACCGTTCTTTCGCTCGAAATCGCAATTCTGGGAAAAAATGACCTCACACAATTGACGCTGTTGCGTTTTGTTAATGTGGTTAAGGGTATTAATCCAAAACTATAAAAAATTGCTTGGCGGACTTGTCCGTGCGTCCTCGAGGGTTTCTTCTTTTTCAAGCGTTTTAACTAATCTATTTAGGTACCATTGTGCTTTTAACACATCTTGAAGGCCTTTTTTGCTTTCATAGCGCCACATGTACTTTTGAATGTTGCCTTTTAGATATCCTTTAAAAGCCTCCGACGTCATGCTTTCTTCTATTGCGTCTATGCATTCTATATTTCCACTATTGTAATGTGGTGGTGAGTTTACGTAGTCAGTCATTTTCATCTCCTATGGTTATGCTGGTTATAAATTCTATAAAAGAATCAAAGGTTATGCTTTGGTTATTAAATTCTTTTAGTGTTATATATTCTAAATTAAAATCTTGTGTAAGGTAAACTTGGTTTTTTATAGCCAGGCAGGCATAACATTTAATGTTATTAGAAAGTTGAAGGTTTAACCAAATACGTTGTTGTGGGGATAAATTAAACTTTAGTTTAGAGGTTTCTTTTGCTGGTATTTTTTCTGTGTATTTGTACTCGATAAAACAATGGTCATTGCGACCTGAGTAAAAAGTGTCTGGAACTCCCCCGTGGTAGGGGTCGTTGATTTTCCATCGATAGATGGTTTTGGGTAAGTGCTTGTGCACTTTATTTATGAACTCCTTTTCACGCACATAAGGAGTGTAACATGTTTTAACACGCTCGTGCCTGCGACAGTATGTGTCGCAGGTCGAACGCACGTAACATTTAGCTACTGCCAAATGAAGCCTGGTAGAAGGATTTTACACCTTCATAGATTTCATCTTTTAGCCAGTCAACACCTTGAATGTCGATGTTAACCCACGAGCCTTTGGCATTGCTTTGTGGTACAGAAGACATCTTCCACAAGTATGCGAATCTATCGCCACCTTGTTTCATTATCTTAGTATTCCATTCTCTAGATACTTTGAGCTTTGATGAAGCGCAATCAAATAGAAATGGAATATCTGAGATTTCAGATGTTTTATCATCCAAACGCAACAACGTATGGATTTGAGTCTGCGTAATGTCATGTTTAGCAGATTCTAAAGAATTATCTTCGAGATGTTCTTCAGCATCTTTTCTAGTTGGGAAGTTCCCTACTAGACCGCCACCTTCTTCACGCTTTCTCCACACAACAAATTCTTCTCTGAAGTGTGTGTTAACTACATACATAGATGAACCATAGTTTTCACCAGTCACAGTGTTAATAAAGTCGCCTTCTTTGGCGCCCTCTACATACTCACTATGGTTTGGATCTACTTCGTGATTCATCTTTTGAAGTAGTTTTACTCTTGGTACTGATATATGTTCAGATGAAACATTCTCATTACCTAGTTTTGATCCCTGTTTAACATGAGCTGGAACCTTGCTCGTTACTACACTAATATCGTTTGACATCGTTATTCCTCCTTCGTCATTCGTTATTCGTTATTATTATGTTGATCTAAAGTTTATTTTAGTCAACTCCGTACTTTCAACCCCAGGGATTTCATCCCCAAGACCGATAGCTTCCCTATAGGCAGTGGCTGACATACGTTTTTGTAATAGCTCAAACCTGCTGGTTTTTGCTATGTACTCTTGCAACGCATCCCAGTCATCGACTGTAGGTACAATCTCCTTTTTAAGGGAGAGTGTTCGTCCACCATTAGATATTTTTTCAAGACCTTCGTCTTGCATCCTAATGGCTATTTGCGCTTCTAGCTCTCGCTTCTGCGCATTGTATTCTTTTTCTTGTGCTTTTAGGTCTGTGATACCGTCACGCACGCGACCGTATTCGGCCAATAAGTCATTTAGTTTCTTTGCCATGTCCTACCTCCTGTAATATGTGCAATAGATTTTCCATTCGCCCAAGCTTGGTATTAAGCTTTTTATACACTTCGGGCTCCCAAGTGTTTCGCGCTTGTATAAGTATAGTTTCGGTCTTTTGTGTTTGACCTGATCTATGTATACGTTGGTTGAATTGTTGAAAGTGCTCAGCATTGTATGTAGGTGAACACCATATAACTGTGTTAGCTTTAGTAAGAGTTAACCCATGACTTGCTGATTGTGGGTGACACAATAACATTTTAATATGGCCAGCTTGGAATCGTGCGACTATGTCTTTTCTCTTCTCAGCTTTGACCGTACCATCAATAACTTCATAGGTTACGCCTTGTTTTTCTGCGAGTTCAATTAACGCATTGCGTTCGTGTCGCCAGTTGAATGCTACCAGACAGTGTGCACGTTGTTCTACAAGAGTCATGACTATGTCATAACGTTCTTGATGGATAAACTGCACCAACTTGTCTTCATCATATACTGCGCCTGTAACTAGCTGCAGCAGCTTCTTGACACGAGCTCCTGCATGAACAGCATTAACGGTACCTGTCTTAGTGTATAAAACAGAATCGTTAGCAAGGAGATTATATTTTTGCTGTATCTGTTTAGACAAGTTGGTGTTTATCGTACGTGTTATGTTGTCTGGTAGATCCATACATTCGGACAACGCATAACGTATAGTTATATCTCGCAGTCGAATAGCAACTGCATCTTCAGCATCAGGTTTGTCTATCCATTCATTGGCAAAGCCATTGAACTTAGGTGTACATACTTGAGACCTGAATTGAAAGAATCTAGCTCCTAGTCGTTCGCCGTCGTCGACCAACAAGGTTAGATGCCAAATATCTAAAATAGTATTACTGTTAGGAGTGCCAGACATAATAATCCTGTTAGTAAAGTGATGGATAATATCTTTGATGTTTTTACTACGTTTAGCTGTACGATTTTTAAAAGCAGTAAACTCATCAATAACAATAGTATCGAACTGTTTACAGTAACGTGTGTTTTTACGTAAAAAGTTAACAGCTTCAAAGTTAGTAATAACCATATCTAAATCAGTTTCTTTAAATATTTTTTCTCGGTTTTTAGCGTAAGCAACTCCATACTTTATATTGGGTTGGAACTTTTTAATGTCTTCGCCCCATGCTGCTTCTAATATAGAAAGGGGTGCTAAGACTAGTGTACGTCCCCCGATGGCCGCATGCGCGTCAAGCACGGCGCGTGTTTTACCAGTGCCTGGGTCCGAGGTAATCATACATTTTGAATTTGCTACTATGAAATCAGTAGTCTTTTTTTGGTGGTCGTAAGCCACAGGTATATCGTTCATCGTTACTCCTTAATCGTCAATCGTTATTTGTTAATCGTTAATACTATAATATCACGTTTCTGACCATTCGCAAACCGGGTATTCACCCTTGCCATACGAACACCATTTGCAGTTGTAACTGCTAGGGTTTGGTGGAAACTTGATTGCAGTAGTCATAGCTATTGCTCTATCGTGTAACTTGGGCATGAAGACCATTGCCTCATCCCGAGTGTACACCTGTTCTAACATAGTGCCGTGATCGAGATACCATATCTCGGTCTTAGCAATCTGTAAATCTGGGTATCTAAAAAAGCTACCAATTGCGTAAACAAGTGCTTGTTGGCTATGAGCAATTTCATTGCCAAAAGCTTTACCTGTTTTATAATCAATAACTCTTGCTGATGTTTCTGTTTCGTGTACGAAAGCATCCAGCTTGATGCGTCCCCACACGTCTGGGGCCATCCAACCACACGGTTCCCAACCGCGCGTAAACCCCCAATCACCTTCAAGTTCAACTTTAGCATCTACAAATAGTTCTCTTAAAGTTTTAAATTGAGATGTAAATTTTTTGAGTGTGTCAGGGAATTCCCCAAGCTTACCGCATACATAGTCTTCTGCTTGTTTGTGTATTTCCGTGCCTCGTGCCGCTGCGGGCCCGAAGTCTTCTTGCACCTTTTTAACTTTAGCTATGTAAGAGCGATAAGCGCATGATTCGAAAGTCTTTAGGGTAGAGTATGACCAGGCTGGTATATAGCCTAACTCTATGTCCTCCTTGACCTTAACCGTTGAGATTAGGTCTGGACGCTTGGATTGTGTTAGATTCTTCATCTATTAGTCCTAAGTCCCTTTCATCGAAATGTTGTTCGATTAACTCCTTTCGTACATTATTGTCTATTTTCCATGCCAATACAACTCCCCGGGGGATCCCAGCTGTACGGTCCGTGCTTATGCGTTTACGTGCAGTTTTGATGTTTAGCCTGGACATACGTTTAGCAAACTCACGTTGTGAGATGGTATTACGGCTGTCAGTCATTGCATCGTGCACTACTTTGAAATGAGCGAGTGGTATGACTTGTTCATTAGCTGCTTGTGCTAGCCAATCTTTTACATATCTTTGTGCCGTGCTGATGCCGCCTGCGTCAAATGTGTTTGTAAGCGGAATATCTAAAATTTCTGTAAAGTATTCTAAGTTGCGTGTACGTATTGCGTTTGCAAATTCTTCAAGTACAGACATAGATACTTCTTTCATTTCTTTCTTAGCATCGTTTTCTAACGCAGTGTGAGCCATACGTGCATCAACCTGAAACCGGTTCAGGAGACCTGACACGATATATAGTTCTTTATCTAATATCTCTAAGTTATCTATTAGATCTTTGTGTGTAGTTGCAAGTTTAGCTTCTTGTCGAGGAGCAACGTTATAACGCCTATCTGAGTCTTCGATCTTTACTGCGTCTGCTCTGTTAGTCAGAAATATAAAGTTCGTGTAAGACGGCAGCTCGATCTGGTTGGTACGCATAGCTCTGATTGTAAGAGTGGGTTCTGTAATCTGATGTTTTAGCTTGTCAGCCATGCGGCCTACTGAGCCTGAATCAGCCATACGGAACTCATCAACTACAAGAAACATAGCTGTGCGCATGTAAAGGTTGAACTGTTCTTCTATATTTTCTAAAGCTCGCATTGGTGTTTGTTGTTCACCAAATAAAGGTTTGAGAATCTTGTGTACAAACAAACCCTTTCCGGTCCCAGGTACGCCCGTAAATATCCAAGCGGTCATAGTTTTGCGTTTGTTTTGATAAATGTACGCAAGCCAATTAATAAAGTGTTCAAACTCAGGTTTACCATTACCAAGAATGTGCATTACTAACTTGTAAAAATTAGGTGCAACATTTTTGATTTCAATGGCAGTGCCGTATGTGAGTTCTTTTACGTTCTCTTCTGGGCGCAGCATGTACGACGTACGCCTGAACAAGTT